TTCATCGACCGCTGCCCATGCGTCCACGGCTCCCTTCGCGAGATCCTTGAGCGCTCCGATGGCCGCCTGGATCCCCTTGCTCACCAGGTCCGCCAGGGCTCCCTTCATGACGCTGAAGCCGCCGTCCGTCTTCTCCGCCTGCTTGCCCGCGTCCTCGATGCTGTCGCCCAGGTCATCGGTCGCGTCGTCCGCCTTCTCCTCGTCCTTCTTCAGATCCTCGAGGGCTCCGCTGTAGTGTCGGATGGCCCGCTGGGTTGTCCCGACCGCTGCCTCCTGTTCGAGCGTCTTAATGTTGAGATCGTCGACCGCCTTCCCCTGCTTCTGCTGCTCTGAGACGACGTCCTTCAGCTCCTTCTCGTACTTCTGATACTCGTCCGACGTCTTCGAGACTCCGTTGTCCGCCAGTTCCTTCAACTTCGCCCTCAGTTCGTCGGCCCGCTTCCCGCTCTCTGCGTATGCATCACGAGCCGCCTGCAGCTGCTTCTTGTAGGCGTCCAGGATGTCCTCCTGGGCTCCCAGAGTCTTGTCCAACTGCGAGAGCTTTGCCTGCAGGCCGTCGGTGCTCTTCGTCCACTGATCCATCCCGGAGGTGCTGGCTTTAAATTCAGCGTTTGCGGTCTTGATCGTCTTCGTCGCGTCCGCGATGCTGTTCTTCAGTCCCGAAATGTCGAGGCTGAATTTCGCGGTGTACTCCTGCGCCATCTGCTGCTCCTTCCCGCGATCAGAACCAGGAGTCATCCGCCTTCCGTCTGATCACATTTTTCTTCTTGCCCTTGTGTTTGTCCCGGAGGGTCTCCCGGGTGTCGTAGTCATTCAGGCGCCGCACCGTTGAGAAAACGACGCGGGCCCGCTCTCTTCGGATCTTAAAAGGATCCAGTGAAGGGAACCGACCCGCGAGCGCCATCGTGATCTCAAAAAAACTCTGCGAAAGGGTCAGGCTCTCGCTCTGACCCTCTACGCGTTTTTTCCCGTTTCAAATTTTTTCAGCTCTCCGAAAGTATAGAGGATCACGTCCATCAGGACCTCCGCCATCTCTCTGACCTTCACGTGTCTCAGCTCCTCCGCCGTGAGGCCCGGGAAGATGTCAGCCATCAATGCCTTGACAGACTCCAGGGAACCCGTGATCGCCTCGCCTGCGACCTTGATCAGCTCTGCGTTGCTGCCGGTCTTCACGTGATCCAGGTTGACAACGCTCGCCACGTCCTCGATGATGCCGAACTCCAGATCATAGGAGTCGGTTTCGTATGTCTTCAGGACGACCTTCTTGCCGTCCTCGTTTCGTCCGTAGATTCGTAACTTCATCTCTTTTTTGCCCTTTCTTTAGAGGTTGCGGGTTAGCCGCCGGAGAGAAAGGAAGTTGGGAAAAATGAAGTAAAACCCATCTAAAGACTCCGTACCGGCAACGAGGAGGGAAGGAAGATAAGTGAAACCCCCTCGCTGTCCCCGCCGATGTTATTCTCTTTTAACCTTCAGCCCTCAGATCACGGGGTCTTCACCGCCAGCGTGTCAGGCGTGGTCACCGTGTCGAAGAAGGTGGTGACGTTTGCCAGATCCTTGCCAAGATCGACGTTCAGGGCCTTCGCGCCCTTGCCCGTCTTCGTGAACTTGTGCGTGGTGGAGATGCCGGTGAAGACGATCTCCTGGCCGTTCGCGTCCGTTCCGTCGTTCTCGGTGCTGTTGGTCTGGTCCGGGATCGAGAAAGTCCCCTTGTATCTCCAGACATAGACCTCATCGCCGTTGGTCTTTTTCGTCTTGTAGCCAAGAGCGAAGTATTTAAAATCTCTCGGGCCCTCGATCAGGGCGCCGGTGGTCGCGTCATAGTTCTGTCCGGTAATCTCCGCCAGGACGTCGAACGGGATCGCGGAAGCCGTGATGGTCACGGTGTCGCTCGCCGTGTTGGAGACGATGACCGCCGGAATGTTATCATAGTAATGAGCCTCGTCAGAGGAGTCGGTCGTCCGGCTGATTTCAGCCACGCCTGCGATCGCGAAGACGCTTCCGGTCACATAACCATGACCGTCTCCGGTCTCGTTGTCGTCCACGGTGACCTCAGCGGCCACCAGGCCCTCGACGCCTCTCCACTCAACGATCTCCTGCAGAGCTCTGCTCGGTGTAGGCATAAGTTTGTCCTCCTGTTAGTTTTTTTCGATCCCGATCACATCAATCGCCCGCCCTGTGTGGGTGGGCTGGTCGACCGGGACGTCATAGCCTTTCCCCTGGACGATCCACCCGGCGGCCCGCAGCGCCTGCCTGACTCTGCTCATCATCTCCGCCACGAGGACCGGGTCTGTCGCGTAAAAATAGACCGTGAACTCATGCTCGAAGCGTCTCGCGTCGTCATCATAGAACGCCGCCCCGGGTGTGTCGTCATTCCAAAACGTGAAGAAGGCTGCCGGGCATGGTTCGTCTTTCGCGAGGCTCCCCTGCAGCTGAGCCGTGTAGCCCAGCCCCTCCAGGATCTCGATCAGCTCGTCTCTCATCTCGTCAGCCCTCCTCCATCGCTCTGATCAGGGCATCCTCCAGGACGTCGGTGATGTCCTTCTGGATGTCAGCCATGTATCGTTTCTGTTTGTACATTTTCCGCAGCTGCGCGACTGGGGCCATCTTCGGGGTTCCTGTGATCAGGTAGCCGCCGGCCCCCGGCATCGTAAAATCGAAGCCGACCGGGATCCATGCGTTTGTCCCTGTCCAGCGGACCTTCTGATCCCGAAGGACGGATGCCTCCGTCGCGCCGGTGCTGTATCGTCCTTGCGCAGGCAGGTTTCCCGGAGCGATCGCGTCGAGAGTATCGTCCGAAATCGTCTCCGCCGCCTGCTCCAGGGCGCTCTCCACTGCCTCACGTGCGTCTCCGTCGAGGTCTAGGATCTTCTGAACCAGTCCCTCCAGCGGCGCCGTGTCCAGCGTGAACGTGTTCTTTGCCTTCGCCATCTCTCTCCTCTCAGGCTCCGCCCTTGACTCTCTCGACCTTGAAGCGAAGATACTGGTGGCGGAGCTCGATGTCCTCCGGCTCCCCGATGATCTCATAGACCCGATCCGTCCCGAGGATCGCGATCCGGCAGTCCGACTTGATGTCGGGCCGGAACCACGTCTCGATGGTCGCCGTGTCCATGATCGAGTAGAGCCCGTTGACCTCTCGCTCCGTGCCCCCGTAAGTCTTCAGGTTTCCGTTGATGCGGATCCCCTCAGAGACCTCCGGGAAGGTCTTCGTCGGCACTCCGGCCCGCGTCTCATACGTGGGAACCAGGAGCGCCATCGGGACGGTCAGCGGAGCCGCCAGCTTGAAGCCTGCCATGTGTTACTCAGCGATCGGGCTGACCGGGGTGACTCCTCCGTCGCGGGTGATCTTGTAGAGGTCAGCCGCCTCGCCGTCCACGCCTTCGACCTCGCAGCCGTAAGCCGGGACGAAGTAGAGAGTTCCCACACCATCGTTATCGCCAGTGAAGGACTTCACCGGCTCCGCCGCGATGTAGGTCAATCCCTGTGTTGGGAAGGTGAAGTGTCCTTCCGCATCGTCAGCCTTCAGGACGGTAAAGGTCTTGCCGCCAAGCGCCAGGATGGTTGCATAAAGAGTCAGCAGGTCGGTCTTGGTGACCGGTACGATTCTGTCTTTGTTGATCATTGTCATTTCCTCCTGTTTAGGATTTGTATGCGAGCTGTGCGGCCCGCTGCTTGAAATACTCGGAGAGTTTGCCCTCTCCGGCGCCATAATTCCAGAGGTCGAGGACGCCACGTGCGACGATCCCGTCGGTGATTTGCGCGTCCTTCACCCCTGCGTCTTTGAGAAATCCGACGGCCTCGTCGAACCAGATCTGGATGGTTCCGTCCTGGTAGTCGCCAGTCAGGCCGGTCGCGTTCTTCACGCCTTCAAGTGTCGCCATGGTGGTCCTCCTTCTTACTGATTCACAATGCTGAGGTCGCCTTTTCCGGTGACCGTCGCGATCGTTCCGGTCGAGTCAACCGTGGCATTACCGTGCGGGTTCTCGAATTTCATGCCGGCCGTCTTCAGGACGATCACTGCACCGGATGCGCCGAGCGGGACCTTGATGTCCACGCTTTCGCCCTGGTTGATTTCAACCCAGGCGGCAAACTGGCCATCCTTGATGTGGGGCGCCGCGATCCCTGCGGGGCCGTCATGTTCATAGTCGTAATTACCGATCGTCACGGTGGCCTCTTTGTGAGTCTTCGGCTCTCCAAGAATCTTGAGTGTGTGCGTTCCCGCCGTCTGAGTGTAGACAGCCGTGCCATCCCCACTGCTCATGATCACGAATGGGTAATTCGTGTAATCCGGCATCTGTTCTTCGGTCAGATCGCCGTAGAGCTTCTGACCGCTGCTTTCCTTCGCCGTCATCTGGTAATCTGTGCCGTCGAAGGTGACCTCGATCTTGTTCGAGTCAATGACGAGGTCTTCCTTCTCCCAGTGGTTGACCCCAGACGTCTCCTCCGTCGTGAAGGTCGTCTCCGGCAGAACTTCAACCATCCCGCCACCACCGCCTCCGCTCGCGTTCTCCGCGATGTTGGCGATGGCCTCCGCGTTCTCGGTTGCATTAGCGGACCCGCCGAGGGCCTCGCTGATCTGGTTGAGGGCCTCGAGGTTGCTCTCCGCTTCACCGGCCCCTCCGACTGCCTGGCTGATCTGATTCAGCCCTTCTAAAATCGTAGCCATGTTCTAGCCCTCCTCTCGTCAGGCTCAGGCCTTCACGATCTTGTAGAAGCCGGTCGGGTTGAGCACCTTGCCGTCCACGATGGCCAGGGCCTTGTCGACCCATTCGTTGGTCTCCTCGTCGAAGTATCTTCTCATCGTGAAACCGAAGTTCTCGTTGATTGCGTACTCGTTGGGCTGCCAGAAAATGCCGATCACGTCGCCCGCCTGGGCTGCGTCGAAGTCAGGAAGGATGTCGGGCTCCACCAGGGAGATCTCACGACCGAAGAATCTGCCGTTCGGGTTCTGTGCGTCGCCGTCGTTCACTTCGAGGCCGGTAGCCTGTCTGAAGATCGGGTTGTTGTTGTTGTCGTGCATGGTCTCCAGGTAGGACTCCACGGTAGACAGCGGGAAGATGAACTCGCCCGCACGGTAGCCGAGAGGCAGCTGGGAGAAGAAACGCTTTCTCCACTGGGTCCAGTCTGCGATCTGTGCAGCGGTCATGGTCACGGTGTTGGTCACTCTCGCGTCGTTGAGGATGCCGGTCATGGTGCCATCGCCGGAGCCTGCCACGATGCCCAGATCCATCGCCTGCAGATATGCTTCAGCGATGACCTCGGTGATCTTCTGCTCAAATGCTTCCAGGGTCACGACGGAAGCCAGGAAGGTCTGCGCGATGCGGATCTCTAAGGTGTTGTACCCAAAGACGACCTTGCCCAGCTCTCCCGCCTTCTGGCGAGGGCTCACGGTGGACTCGTTGATCCATTTGAAGGTCGCCTGAAGTGCGCCCACCGGGATCTGCACGCCGCCCTGGACGTTCAGCTTGCGAACCTTTCTGTAGAGGTTGCCGTAGCGCTTGCGAACGGTGTTGATGACCTCACGCATCACGGTCAGCGGGATCGCTGCACCGGTGTCAGCGGTGGAAGCCGCGACTCCTGCTCTCGCCTCGATGGGTGCGCCGGTCTGTACGAAGGCCATGAATGCCTGACGGTACTCCATGGACTC